TGCCTTGTACTAAGTATGCCGTATAGCCAGCAGGGACACAGTAATGGGCTGTAGTACGTGTATTATAGCCGATAGCAATCAGGTCATATAGAACGGCTGGAACACCAGCGGTAACTACACCTGTCCCTACGTTAATTACACCTGCATTCTCACCACCAGAACCGACTGTTACAACGTACAACTGGTTAACATACATGTATGAGTTTGTGGTGTTTACGGCAGTTTGCCCGTTTAGTATTACCGTTTCACTAACAACGTTATAACTACCATTTAGCCCTTCGATGTATACCGTACGGGCGCCTGTACCTGCAGACGTATCATCTGCGCTAGTAGAGCTAACTTTTAAAACAGAAGCAGTTGTAGGGTGAACAATAGTGCCCCCATCTGGCCAGATAGTTTCTTCTGATGTATCTACATCAGGGTTGTAACCAAAGACAGAAAAACTATTGTGCATTGTGATTTGACCACGTGCAACTTGTAGCTCGAATGGCTCATACGTGCCTACTCGGGTTATTGATGAAACTACGCTCATATTAATCTCCTTAGATTGAAAGCGGGGCCGAAGCCCCTAGATTAATTAAGCTGTTAGGTTGTTAGCTTGAACGTAACGAACTGTGATTACGCCAGCGCCTGTACCTGTGTTTGTTGATGTAACAGCAATTTTAACGTCTGTTGTACCTACATCAATGAAAGCGCCTGTACGTGTAGCATCTGTACCTGGAGTAACTGACAACACACCAATTGCTGCGCCATCAACTGCGCCTGCAGCTGTGAATCTAGTAGCCAATACTGTTGTACCTACACCAAATGTAGTTGCTACGCCTGACCATACAGCTGAAACCCATACGTTGATTTCAACGATTTGGCTGTTTGCTGGGATTACGATAGTTGTTGCAGCTGAAGCTTGTGTGATTGGTGATGATTGTGCCATTACTACTTGGCCGATGTTGGCAACGTTAGTACCTAATGTGGTACCTGTTGTGTTAGCGATGTTACCGGCGCGTATTGGGCCGCTGAATGTGGTGTTAGCCATGTGAATATCTCCATACAAAGTAAAGCCTATTAGTCTTGTATGCGTCTGCCGGGACAGTCTAGTAGGCCGGATTTTTCCCGGTTGATAACTGATTTATACTATGATATTGTTCGTATGTCAATGTTTTATTAGGTTAACTATGCCGTACAAAGACCCCGCAGTTCGAAAGGCAAAAGCAAAGTTATATTCGAAGAAACATTATGAAGGCAACAAACCTGCACAGATTGAGCGTGTTCGACTAGGTAAGATAAAGAAACGTATTCAATGGGAAGCCTTTAAAGCAACCCTTTCATGTGCCAACTGTGGTGAAAACCACCCGTCAGCATTAGACTTCCACCACGTAGTACCCGACCCAGCCAACAGAAAGATAAGTGAATTAGTACAGAACGGAGCTTATAAAATAGCCCGTGAAGAGATAGAAGCCAAATGCATAGTCCTATGCGCCAACTGCCACCGCAAACACCACCACGAAGAACGTCAATTAAAAGCAGGTCAGCTTACAGAAAAGTAGTGTTACATGTAACAAAAAGCCCCCGAAGGGGCTAGTACTACTTGTTCATTACGTACATTGTTACTTCAAAGCCAAAACGCATTTCAGTAGCTGCTGGTGTAGTCCACATGGTAAATCTCCTTAAGTCGATTGAGTGTACACATTGATGTGCACATGTACACATTCTGCTCTTTTATAGACATATCACAATACGGAAAACCATTAAAAAAGGCCCACCGAAGTGAGCCCTTTTATTACCAAGCCTAATTAAGCGCCTGGAGAACCGTACATACCTAATGGGTCAGACCAACCGAATGAATAACGCTCACGTGATTTATAACGTACGTTACCTGTATCGAAGTCACCATCCATTGAGTTTTGCAACGGGGTACGAACAAAGTGTTTCATACCGTTTGGCACGTCTGTAGTCAAGAACCAAGCATTGTTGTCGGTCAAGAAGTGGTTAATTGCGTAACCTTCTGGAATTGAACCGTTGTTTTCAATGGCGTTGATGTCGTTGTCTGCAGTACCTACACGTAGCTTAGTTTCCAACAAGCGTGTTGCAACGAATTGCAATGCTGGTGGAACGATAAGTTTCTTAGGTTTAGCTGCAATCAATAGACCACGTTCGTCAGTCCAAGCTGCGATTTGAATAACTGCATTTTCCAATGAAGTTTCGTTCAAGTCAGCTGCAACTGTTGGACGGTTGCTATTGCTACCACCAGACACTAAGTTGTGTGTAGTTGAGAATAATGTAGTGCCGTCACCACCGTTATAGCCAGCGGTAAAGCCATTATTCAATACAGCGGCGGCTTTCACTTGTTTCGTGTAAGCCATAGCACGAGCCAATGCTTTAGTATAACGAGCAGACAATGAGTCATACAAGTTATCTTCGATAGCTTCTTCAGTTAAGCTGAAGCCATAAGCGATTGTTTCGTGGTTGTATCGAGCTGTCCATGCTTCTTGAGCATTGTCGTAAGCGATGGCAGAGCCCTCGTTTTTAACAGGTGCAGCTGAGAAGCCAGACAATTTTGTTTCTTCTTCGAATGAACGCTCTGAAGTCTCTGTCTCGTAGATTTCAGTGTGTTCTTCACCATATCGTGCATACTCTAAACCGAATAATGCATTAAGACCTGGTAGTAGCTCTTTAAGGAGCTGTGCGCGTGAAATAGCCATATATTATCTCCTTAATTAAGCGGCAGCTAAGCCAGTGGTTGATAGAAGTTGTGACAAGTTAAGTTTAACAACACATTCTACGAATGAGTTTGAACCTGTCGCTGATTCTGGAACTACACTTACCACACGGAATGGGAAAGTTGCTGTAACAGCAGCTGAACCACCATAGATAGATGAAGTCGCGTTACCAGTGTTTGCATCAGGAGTACCAACGATACCTGTTACGTTTGTGCCGACGATGTTTTTGCCTGCAGCTGTAATGGTTGAGTTGTCACCTGTGATTGCTACTTGGTACAAAGCAAACGGGTCATCAACAACATAAGCGATAACATTAGTTACGCCTGAAGCTGGCGCGTATTGCGCTTGTACTGTTTGGCCTGATGAGTTTGTGTATTGAACACCTACTGCAACGCCAAGAATGTTACCTGCTGTTAAATCTGCATCGCCTGATACGGTGCCACCTATAACTAAAACAACTGGTTGACCATTGTAGATTGCTTGACCTGATGTTACAGGGTACTGACGAACAGCACCTGCGTATGGTAAGCCATCTAAACGGTTAATCGGTTTAAAGCCATAGGGAGCGCTAACGGTTGGATAAGCCATATATTACTCCTAATAAAATTAAATTAATTACCTTTGCCAAATGATGTCGTTGACTTACGCTCAGAGAACATAGGCATACGGGCATCGCTTTGACGCATTATGTTATTATCTACAGACTCGGTTTGTGATTTGGACAAGTTGTCGAAATGAGCATTTCGTTGTTGTACAAACTCACTTGGAGTCTTGCATAGTAATAATCCGCCGATTTCGATGTTGTCTTTGTAACGACTATCGGGGTCGGCCAATACTGCTAACTGTGGTTGTTCTTCTAGCTTAACGGCTTCCCAACCTTCTCTGAGCTTGGCAGATAAGTTGCGTGGGTCCGCAGCGTTTAACGTAGCGACTCGAATCCAGCGATAAGAATAACCTTCTTGCTTATCGGGCTCTGGCAATAGTTCGGGTTGCTGCCACTGTTTAGGACGTTCTGTTACTGCGCGAGTATCTATATTACGAGTGATTCTTGTATCGGTCATTTTATGCCTCCAGTTTTCTCATTGCAATTGCGTATTGCTCGTTAGTGATGCCTATCTTTTTAGCTAGGGCAGCTTGCCTTTGCGTTAGCTTAATCTTGTTTGAAGACGTACTACGCGTAGCTGGAGCAACAACTGTACTCAATTTTGTAGGAGCACTTTCCACTTTGCTTTTTGAATCCTCTGGTTCAGAATCCTCAAAATACTCAGAAAATCTCTTCCGCATTGTTTTGTCCAACGTAGAATAGTATTCATCAGAACCAACAACGACACCATTACGCTTAAGTTTTTCATGTAAACCTAACGCTGCAGCGGTCATCTCTTCGTCTGCACCAAACCAATCATTTTTGTCACGCCATGATTGGGCTCGTGGGTCCGGCTGAGGTGCCGCGGGTTGTCGATACTGTTCTTGATGACTTTGTACATCATTATCATCTTCTTGTAAAGGGGGTAACTTAAAGCTCTTAGCTTGTGCAATCTTAATACTTGCCTCTTGCATAGCTTGTTGGGCTTCAACCAAGCGGTCACTGTCACCATTATCATACGCATCTTTGTAAGCACGCTTAGCCATTTCAAGTTCTAAATTGGCTGTTGCTTGGATAGATGATACGAACTCCTTCTCACCAGAAGCTAATGTGCTCTTTAGGCGTCGGTTCTCTTCTACAACACGGCGTGCAAGCTCAACGGCTTCTTGCTGTTCCCTGTATGCAGCTTCTTTGGCGCGACGTTCGTCATGCCATACCTTACGCATTTGTTTAAGTTTTTGCTTAGTCGCTTCATCGTATTTGGTTAAGTCGTCTTGCTCTAACTCCTCCACGATGGCTTTCGGCATAGGTTCACGATTGCGGTCTTCTTCAGGCGTGTCGTCTACTATTTCAAATTCTATTTCTGACGCACTTTCCTTTTCAACTTGCTCATCGGGAAATGTAAATTCTTCTTTGTCAAATTCAGGCATCTTGTCCTCCTTATTTGCGAATAATACCGCGTGGCTCGTCTACAACGGCTTCAACAGTATCATCATTGATTAAACGGAATTCACGACCGTGAATTACCAACCTACTACCAGAGTGTGGGCGCACCAAAACAAAGTCGCCTTCTTTACACCACGGACCGCTAGGGAATCGTTTTTCATCCTTATAGCAATCAGGGCCTAAAGCAACCACAAATAATACTGTGGTCAATGCTTCTTCCATTCTAAGTGTCTCATCTGCTTTAACAATCCCGCTGTCGTATTCCTTATCTTTTGCCGGAATAGCGCATAGGATATGGTAGCCTGAGGGTCGTGGCACTTGAGCTGCCTTTTCTACATCTGTTGCGTCACCTACGATTGCTCGTATTTCTGCTTCTTCTTGTGCTTCTTTTTTGGCGTTTTCGGCCAGTCTTGATAAATCTAGGGCTTGAGCTAAATTTATGTTACTCGTCATCTGCGTTTTCCAATCGTTTTTTGAGGTCTGTAATTATGGAACAGGCGGCTTCAAGTCCTCGTAACTGACCGCTTGTGTACTTGTATTCCTCAAATGAAGCGCAACTACCGCGTGCCATTGCATCTGTAAGCATGGCCATGCGGTCCCTGTACTCTTTAAGAAGAACATCAAATAAGTTTGAATCCATGGTTATTCACCTTTTGTCGGTTTATTGGTTTGTTGCTTCGATTGGAACTGTTGTTGTGATATTTGTTTCATCACGTCAACGCCTGTATCAATTGCATGTTGTTGCTTAGTCGCTTGTAGCTGAGCAACGGTTTTAAGTAGGTCGTTCTTTTGTTGGCCTTTGGTTGTCTCTTGCTGACCTAATACACGTGCAGCTTCGATTTTCAATTGTTCTGCTTTGAATACAGCATCAGTGTCGTCTTTCTTCTGTTTACGTGCTTGTTCAGCTGTTTTCAACTGTAGCTCTTGCTGCTGCATCTGAATCATTGGGTCTTGTTGTTGCTGCGCCGCTTGTTGTTGCGCCACTTCCGCTTGATTGGATTGCAATAGTTGTTGAGCCGCTTGAGCCAACATAGGAGCCAACTGCGCTTCCATTTCTGGGTCCATGTGAACATCATCACCCATCTCATCTTTCTGAGGTGGTAAGGCCATACCCAACTGCATCTCCATCTGTTTACGGTATTCAAAGCCCATGTGCTCATTGATGTGAGCCATCATTGCAGCCTGCATTTGTTGTGCCGCTGGGTTACCTTGAAGCATTTGTTGGATTTTAGGGTCCTGCATTGCAGACATGTGCACGGTGATATGTGCTTGATGGTCTTGCATGATGAAGGCTTTTACTGGTTTCATCATCAGGATGTTTTGGTTCTCGGTCACTGGGTCAGTCGGCTTCTGGTCATCGTCCATTGGCACCAACTTAGCAGCTTCCTTAATACCTAACACTTCTAACATCTGACGGTGTAATAATGGCATGTTATATATCTGTGGTGACTGCTGTGCCAACTGCATAACTGCTTGATACTGAACAATCTTCTGCGCCATTGTGGAGGCGTTAGGGTCTGATACAGGGATAACTGTGACATTATCGTAGTCTGACTTCTTAGCCCTACGGTCGCCTTCTGCTGGCTCGTAGTTGTACTCTTCTGGCGTATAGGCAGCGATGATGCCTTTCAATAAGCCTAACTCTTGTTTCATTGAATAGTGGATACGAGCCTGTACAGCACTCATCACCTTCAATGTACGCTCAAGGATTGCCAGTGTAGTACCAACTGGGCTGTTCGCAGACATGTCACTGATTTGTAGGTCAGCAGTATTAGCAAAGCGACGGCCTTCATCAACGATTTGGCCAAGCAATGACATAAGAACTTGTGACGGCTCTTTGTACGGCAAAGGCATGATGTTGTCTTTTAACGCACCGCTTGGTACATCCACATCACGGAACTCACCTGGAGCTATCGGTGTGTCATCACCCTTGACACGAAGGCCGCGAGTTTTAAAACCACCCGGTAGATTGCTGAGCGTACCCGCATCAACCAACTGGCGAATAAGTGAAGTGCCAGACTTAGCAAAAGCCCCGACCAGATGAATAAGCCCAAAATAATAAAAGCCGAAACCCGGAACATAACCGTAATGGACGAAGTGCTGACGTTTTTGTTTGGTTTCATCGTTTGGGTCCCAGTTACGGCGGATAGCCAATATGGTTGTACTGCCTTTTTCCAAGGTTACTACGTATGGTAAGGCTACGCCTGTAAGGTTGCCGTCCTCATCCTTGTCCTCATACCCCGGCAAGTCTAAGTCAACGTGCATCTCCAATAGCTTATAGCGGTCATCCGTTGACGCACGGAAGCCCATCTTCTCAGCAATCTTCTTCTCCACCTCATCAAGGGTGTTAGCTGGTGTGCCTAAGTCTATGTCTAAGTAGAAGCCAGCCACTTGCAAGCGGCGTAGTTCATTCTCTGTCTTACGCATAACGTGGGTTACGCGCTCTGCTGACTCAAGGTTTGACGCACCGTATGGTACTACCATGTCTTCAGCTGGGACGAATATGGATACCTGACGGTCTAAGTGCGGGTCAAAGTACACCTTCTTAAAGGCGTTACCGCTCAATCCTAGGCCCCATAGCATGCGTTCGTGCTCTGGGCGGTACTCTTGCATCACATCCATCAATTGATAGTTCATATCGTCTTGGACGCGTGCTGCTGCTTCTTTCTTGTCTTGTGTTTCCTTACCGATGATTTGTGTCTTAACTGGACCCGCACCTGGGAACATAGACATCATGGTTTCTGCTTGGAACTTAACTAAGGCTTCTGACAGTAGTGGGTGGTAAACGCCACAGGCACCGTCCCACGGTTCTGTACGTTCTTCAATCTTCATACCTAGCAGCTCTAGGCCATCAACGTAGGTCTGCATCCAGTCTTTACGCGAGCTGATGTCGTCATCGAAGTCCGAAATCAAATCGGAGGCCAATTCTGCCAATGCACCTTCACTTATGTATTCAGCTAGGTTATCATTGAACTCATCGTCCATCGGGTCTTCAGGCTCCAACAGGATATCAAGGCCGCCCATATGAATCGCAACGGATTCAGGGTCTTCTATTTCTATCTCAATGGGTTCGATGGTATCATCATCTGGGATAATCCCTTGCGGGGCTTCGTACAAACTCTTTTCAATGGCCATAGTAATTCCTTAGTAATAGGCTGCTTTACGTTGATACCGATATAATACATCATCATCAGCTTCGTCGCTAGGTAACTTAATAAAGCCACCTTTTCTAAATCGGATTAACGCCTGTGTGCAGCTATCCACAAAGTCATCGTGCGTGCCTACTGGGAATTCGGCACATTCTGTTATCACCTCATTCGCCCAACGTCTGTCTGTTGGGGCCCAAACCATACCTGATGAAAACAAATCAGTAACCGAGTTAACCCTAGCTACCTTATCTTTCACCGGTGTGTACTCCGAAACAGGCATACCCATGGACCGTAGCTCTTGGTATAGCGCTGCACCGTTAGACTTCTTCTCCACCAAGAACGTATCCGGTTCCCATTCCTTGTATTCGGCAATCATGCGTCGTTTGAGTTCAGGGAACTCCATCCGCTCTTTCCACGCATTGAGCAAGATTATATTATTCTGATTGGTCTCTTCATTAAAAAATATGCCCCAGAGTGTAACTGCATTATAGTCAGCCCTGTTGTGAGACTCCTGAGCCGCGTCCAAAGACATAATCGTATATTCACATACCGGTGGTGCCTCTCCCTCCCAGTGCGACCACCACTCTTTCTTAATGAGTTGCGCTCCTTCTGCAGTTGGATTCTGCAAATACTGACTCGACCAGTACCGTGTATCCATACCAGCGCGTTTCTTCTTGAGCTCCTCAAGGGGCCAGAACTCTGGCCATAGCGACCTTTCATCTTCGGTACCTTCATCTAGTATGGCTGGAAACTCAACGACCTCCCACTGGTCGGCATCGGGGTTCTTTATCATGTGGTTAACCAACTGACCTGTCAGGTCCATCATCGACCAACGTGTCATGACTACTATGATAACCCCATTAGGCATCAACCGTTGTAACGGCCCTGACTGGAACCACTCCCATGCGGATAAGAACACCGACGGGTTACCTGTTTTCGCTTCCTGCTCTGAGTGCGGGTCATCAATCACAAACACATCGGCACCGCGACCAGCCAACGCACCGCCCACACCAGCCGCATAATACTGACCGCCGTCGCTAGTGTTCCACTGCCCGGCCGCTTTTGCATCCTGATTTAGTGATACATTTGGGAATACACCTCGATACTCTTTACTACCAACCAAATCTCGCACCCTGCGACCGAAAGTAGTAGACAAGTCAGCGGTATGCGTGGCCATAATAATCTTTTTATCTGGGTGGTGTCCCAAAAACCAAGCAGGGAACAGATAAGACACAAGCTCAGACTTACCCATACGAGGAGCAATGTTAACAATAATACGTTTTTTATCACCATCAATCGCCTCCTCCAGTAATTTAGCCAGTCTTTTGTGGTGGGCACCCACCATGTAGTTTGGATACACCGCTTTTACGAAGTCAAGCAGTCCGCCTTGAGCCGCATTTCGTTTTATGCGGGTCATTTTCTCTTCAATAAGGTCTAAAAACTCCTGCTGTTCCCTTTCAGGCATCTTTTTCAGGTTTGTCAAGACATTTACACCCTGCTCTAACGGCAAAGTAGCAATGTATTCCCTTAAACTACTCACCTAATAGCGCTCCAATGTCAATTTTAGGCATGGATGGCAGTGGTGACACAGCAAGTGGGTCAGTTTGGACTAGTATGTCCACGGTTTTAGGTTTGGTAGCGTTCACTAACGGTACTGGAGCGGTTTCGGCAGTTGAAGTAAAGCTTCCTTCTATCAGCATTCCCAGTTTTTCGTTCAGTGCCGCGTCGATTTCGTCGTCAGTACGTTGTTTATACGTGATTTCTTGCTTCTCAACGAACATTCCTACGTCTGCCAGCTTGCCTAGCAGCTCTACAGCCTTGAGTTGTACCTTCGGGTCCTTGTTATCGGACAGGTTTAGCAGTTTGTTCGTGACTATCATACGAATTTGGTCCGTATGCTGGATGACTCGCCAGTCGTATTCCGATACTAGCGCTTCTAATTTGATAATGGATTCGGGTTTTTGCAGTTTTGTATGGGTTAGGGCGGATTTATTCCCGTCCACATAGGCTTGGAACGCTGTTTCAGCATTGGCTGCATCCTCATCGGTGACCTCTATGTCGGGCGCACCACTCCTACGGAGTATATCTTTCGCTGTTTTGGCAGCGGCACTTACGATTTGTTCTGGCATTAAGTCCTCAGTACGCATTGGTGTACGTATTAAATGGGGTTCGTATGGAACCACTCCTTCAAGCAAATCATATAGTTGTATTCTCTGCGAAGCCATGGGGCGTAATCTACCTTATAAATCATTAACTTGTCAACGTCGCGGGGCTCGAACCTGTAAAATTTTATAATAAAAATTTTTAGGGGTCATCATATTAAGTCAGGGGGTGTCATGATATGAAAATAGAAAGATGCTTGTCCAAAACAGAGAGGAGAGGAGAGGCGCACAAATCCAGGAATTACGGGGGTAGGGGTATCAACCCGACACCATGTCGGATTGTATGATACCTATTGACAGAATATGATATCAGTGTAGAATAGGAACTGTCGCGAAAGCGATACTTAACTCAACTTAATAAAGGAAATATCATGTCAAACAAATCTAGCAAAGCTGTTGTTATCACTGTATCACCTGAGCAATTCAAAGGCGCTTGCGCTGGTGTAGTAAAATCAGGTAATGAAGCGCTCGCCGCTTTAATCATCGCGGCGGCTTACATAGCGCAAGCAACCAACAAGAAAGACCAAGACGCCAGCAAAAAAGCGGTAGCGCTCGCATGGATTGACTACCAAAAGGCGGTAGAAGGCAAAACAATCAAACTTGAAAGCGCTCAAAAATGGGTTGCTCGCCGCGTCAAATCATTAGCGCCAAAAGGTTTCAAGTGGTTGGTAAGCAAAACGGCGGCGGCGGCAAAAATCCGCGCGGCTCGCATGGCAAAGGCACCAGCGGCACCAGCGGCACCAGCGGCGGCGCCAAAAGCAAAGCCCACTAGCATTGAAAAGGTGCGTAATGCGCTAATCGCGAAAGAAAAGAAAAACCTTGATGATTTTATCAACATCATACCAAGCGGCAAAATCAAAGAGTTTGAGCAAGCATACGCGGCTTTCATTCAAACACTTGAAATCATCTTAAAATAAACTAACAGGAAACAAGGCGGCGCAAGCCGCCTTGCTAAAATCATGTGGCGATACGCTTGCTTTCAAATGATGAAACGAAAATTAAAAACCCAGCTTTATAACTAACCCGAACCCCGCTCAGAAATGAGTGGGGTTTTTTTATGCCCGGAACGAGTGACAATCAGTAAGCGAGCCAGCGAGCCAGCCAGCGAGGAAGCGAGCGACCAGTATGCGACCGACATCGCGCCATGCCAAATGCGCAAACGCCACCCCCTTGACATAAGGAATTTCCCCTTTCGCACAACCCGACACCGTGTCGGGTTGTCACTCGTTCTATGATAGTAGCACAAACCGACACCATGTCGGGTTGTAAACCCGTTACGTAAATTGCGTATCGCAATGAAATCAATATGTTACGGAGATTGGGTAAGCCGTTACGGAGTGTTACGCCCGTGTAGATAGAGTATGACTTCGTATGTCTGTTACCGAACTTTTCCTACGTAACAAAAAAGTGCCTATACCGCTGGAAACCCTTGTGGCAGTAAGCATTGAGGTGTCGTGTTACAAGTTACATAAAATATATATAGATAGGAAAAGTAGTAATCCTCCGTAACAGCAAAATGATACAGAAATGCGTGGAAGTGTTACGCTATTAGCGAGTGTCTAGCCGCTATTGTTTTTTGAGTGTAACGCAGTATTTCCCTGTTTTTTCTCCGTAACACCGCACCACCAAAGGCATACCTCGCGGCACGCTCACTTCACCCGTTACGTAGCTTCTATACCGTAACACCTCAAAAACAACCCCGTTACGCTATTTATTTCCGTAACACTGTTACGCAACGTTACGTAATTCACTTGAACCATGCAAAACTGTTACGCTATAATTAGCGTAACGCAGGGGTATTTTCACACTACAACTTGCGTAACACCAATTTAGCGTAACAACATAGGAGAACAAAATGGGCGAATTCCTACTAGGATATTTAGCATTTAACCAAGACAACGTAGTCGTATTTACACGAAAACTTAAGGGCTCACATTATGGCGCAAACGACCCCGTTCCATTCGTATACCCAAACCAGCACCGACAAACGAAACGCTTTTACTACCGCATACTGGAGAAGTTTTACGAGCCCGAGACGATTGTGGAATTGCTTAAGACACGCGACCCGAACGTAATAGACCAAGATGGGTTTGTGCCATACCAACGCCAGCTACGCGACAAAGACATATACGAACTGTCAGCCACAGGTCACTCGTTCCAAAAGATAGCAGTGCAATACAAATGGAATAAGCACGCAGTCATCGCGGCAATTAAAAGGCATGAGCGCATGATGGCGCAAGAGCATGAGCAGAACGATTACGTAGCGGCACTGGACGAAGAACCAATTCAATACCCCGAGCACTTGACAGCAGACCAAATAGCGAAACGTGAAGCACTGCTAGCCGAATGGGAATAGCCAATCACAAAACATCATAGCTTGACATAAGACTTCAACGCGAGTATAATGATAGATGTTCAGTTGATGAACAGACGTTGTTTTAGTAGTACAACCCGACAACGTGTCGGGTTGTACTTTTTTATTTAGTTTTTATGGAGATGACTATCATGTGTAACAAATGCAACAGCACAGAAGTAGAAGTATCAGCACCATTAGTAACTGTACCCGCAACACCCCTCCTCGCTACGTGGGCGGGCTGGAAAAATGAGGACGACAAGCATTTCGTATCCAACCGCGTGCGTGAGTTCATGGGTTCGCAATACAAGCAAGAGAACTACGACCACTGGCACAACGGACGCAAGTACCGTAACGGCGACCACAAAGCCTACCAACGTAGCGGGCACGACACAGCCAAGGCGATAGCCAAAATCAAACCGCTTGCGGCGCGCGATGTCACCACCATACTGGACATAAACCCGCTTGCCCATTACATACACCACATGGACAGCATAAACCGCAAGGTTGCCCGTATGATAGAGCCAGCCATATTCACAGCCATGGGTAACTTTGAGAATGGCACGTGGGAAGGCATAGACGTCATGCGTGCTCTGCACCCATTCAGTAACCACCACCTAGCTACACCCGAACAGCATGAGCGGTACGAAGCGTCATGGACAGCGTTCCATAAGTTCAATGCCTTGCACCGCGTACACGTGTCCACCGAGGACATCAATCAGATAGCATACTACCCAACGCTCAAGCATATGCGTGATGGGCGCGAGGTGCGCACCCGCCTTGGTCGCTACCTAACCAAGTACCAACATGCCCTAGCCCTGTCTGACCTAGAAGTCAAGAGCATAGCCGAGAAGCACGCTAGCAATATGCAGTCGCGTGGTGGCTGGCGCGTGGAGTTCAAAGCGCACGATGATGTGCAGGGTTGGCTTGATGTGTATGGCAGTGACCACGTGTCCAGCTGTATGCAGAATGAGTCTGCTATCCGTGTGTATGCCCATGAGCGTAGTGTGTTGCGCCTAGCGTATGTGCAAGCTGGTGACCGCGTTGTGGCTAGGTGTATCGTGCGTGATGGCGATGAGCAAGGCTGGCTACGTGTGTATCCCGACCCAAATGGGTATGCAGAGGGACGCTATCTGCTAGACCACCTTAAGGCTAATGGCTACGAGAACCGCACCAACCTTGATGGTGTACTGCTTCAGTACATCACAACCAGCAACGGCAGTACGGTTTGCCCATACCTAGACAGCGGTGAGAACGGCTCGCAGACAGTAGGCATTACCAATGTGGACGGCAAGACGTACCTCAGAGCGGGCGATGGTGATTACAGCGCGACCAATACCAATGGCTACTGCGAGGACAATTCATGCTCATGCGACTGTTGCGGTGATAGTTACGATGATGACGACCTTAACTACATAGAGCACGATGGCAACAACGTGTGCGAGTATTGCCGTGACCAAAACTATACCTATGCGTATGGACGTAGACACGAGGACTATTTCCCCGAGGACGAATGCGTACGTGTTGGCGATGACTACTACTGGACAGAAACACTTGACCACCATGACATCTACCGATGCGAGCGTGACGGTGAGTACTACCACATGGACGACATGACACAGACTGTTGATGGTTTGTATCACAATGACTATGTTGTATGCGTAAACCACCCCGATACTGACGGCAACGACTTCATATACCAAGACAGAGTACATATCTTATCAGATGGTACTACATGCCATGAAGACCAAGCCGACGAGTACGAAGCTGAGATTGATGCTGAGGAACGTGAGCGCGAGATGATGGTAGAAGCCATGCAAGCATAGTACAACCCGACATGGTGTCGGTTTGTCACAACCTATTAGGAGAATTACAATGGAACAACTTATTAGTATTTTAGAAACACGTCGCCAACATGACAGCGATGGCGAAACATCATTCATTGAGCGGTTCATTACACCGCTTAACCCAACACCCATGCTAGGTGCAGACGGGCAAACCATCGCCTACGTTGTAGACGTCAAGCGTAACGGGGTTTTATGGTCTGCTCATGTGGACACGATGCACCGCGACAAGGGAACGAGTGAGGGTATCCTCACGCAAGAAGTGTGGGTGTCCGATGACGGCACAGCGTTTGTTACCGACAAGGCAGACTGCTTAGGTGCTGACGATGGTGCTGGCATGTGGCTTATGTTTAACATGATTGCGCGTGGTGTTGCGGGTACGTACATATTCCATCGCGGCGAGGAAATTGGTTGCTGGGGTAGTGGTGAGATGGCTACCCATCATCGTGATTGGCTCAAGGGCTTTACTCATGCGATTGCTTTTGACAGGCGAGGTACGACCAGTATCATTACCCATCAGCGTGGCGAGCGAGCGTGTAGCGATGCGTTAGGCAATCAGCTTGCTGACTTGTTTGGCTTGGGCTACGTGCTAGACCCGACAGGTGTGTACACCGATACAGCAGAGTACATGGACATCATACCCGAGTGCGTCAACATAAGTATTGGGTACGACAGCGAGCACAGCCATTTTGAGTCGCTTGACACTAACCACTGCCTTGCGTTGCGCGATGCTATATGTGCACTGGATTGGGATAGCATTACCCTTGTTGCCGAGCGTGACCCGACCAAGCGCGAGTACCGCACGTACCCTAACTATCCTAGCTATGGCGGGTTCAATTCATGGCAGACTGCACGTGGCACGACACCATCGGCACTAGATGCGTACGAGATACCATCAGCCGAGCGACTACTGTCTGTGTCTACACGTAGCATAGCCGAGTGGGTTAGTAAAGCCGACCCCGAGGACGTAGCCATGCTGTTGCAAGACCTAGCCGACCAGCTTGAGGAAGCCAACTACGCGCTATCCGATGCGTACGCTGACTACGACTACGGCAACGAGAACCTAAAAGTGGGAATGATGTAATGGGTACGCTACTATCACATGTTAGGTGGGACAGGCTGGGCTTAACTGTCCTGTCCGTCTTGCTACCATTGCTTGAGTACCTGTCTGATAACATACCAGCCATGATGTATGCGGTCGTGGCTGGGGGTATCATGTTCTTGTATTTCAGAGAGCAAGACAGGTGCTTGCATGCACGACAGGTAGCGATTTATTTTGCAGAGAAAACAAAAGGAAAGGATAAAGACAATGGCAACACTACGACACAGCCCTAATTGGAACAGGCGCGGCTTGCATGAATTTGATGAGCCAGTCGTACCCCCATCACAGCTGACTAACTTTGTGCGTGATTACTTGGAAGCTTGCTTTGACGGCAGAGAAGTAACCGTGCTACCTAAATATCAAGATGAATTGGACAGAATGCTATGGTAGATGACAACATTGTAAAACAACTGCTGACCGAGTGGCTTATGCACTTTGGTACACGTGAGGTAACGGTAGTGGAAACAGCGGACAAACTAGGCGACACCTACAACAACAATGACCTTTGGGCATATGTGGTAGATAAACGTAAGTTCCTATACCTAGACACTCAATGCTATACGTGGCAACTAACTGATGCAGGTATCAAGCACTTGCAATAAGACTCAGTCGGTGTATAATGGTAGACCTAGTAAGTAGTAAGTGTAGTACCCCACGGCGACATTTGTCGCTTTGGATTTTTTAACCAAGGAGAACGACATGCAATTAGTTTCAGATACATCAGCATCACCAGCAGTAGCAGTAAAGGCTAAGTACGCAAAGCAACGCGCACATATTAAATCAATCTTTAACAAGTACCCCGACATGAAGCCAGCAGAGGTAGCACGCTGGGCGAATTGCGATGCACAGCTTGTGTATCAAATGCGTTGGGAAAAGAAACACAAGGCTCGTGCTAAGGCTCGCGCTAAGGCACAGGCTAAGGCTAACGCTAATGCAACACCAGTACAGGCACAAGCACCAACGACAGCACACACTACGATGACAGTACACCCTACTGTATCAATCAAGGAAGCGTGCGAGATATTGCAACGCGCTGTTAAAAACGTGGACAACCTAGACGTTACAGTGATGCCTACTTTGGTACAGTTTGACTACCAAGGTTCGTTGTATGCGGCACCACCAGCAGAAGCGAGCATACTACTGGACGCAATCAAGACATTGAAGTCTTACGCAGTATAAATAAAACAATAGGAGAACATCATGGCAACAACAAATGCGTACAATTTTGCAGTTAATCACCACGAAGCGGCGACTTTAGTACGTACTAATGGTAACAAAGTATCGTACATTTTCGAGGGTGAGCCCGGCGTAGGTAAGTCTAGTATCTTGAAATCCCTTAAAGACCAAATGGGAACAAGTGACTACGACTTTATCTACATCGACGTGCCGTTAAAAGACATTCCCGACATTGCGCTTTCAATGCCCGACCACGAAGCTAAGGTCACGCGAGCGTTCATAAACGAGATATGGCTAGGCACGGACAGGAACAAACCCAAAGTCATTTTGGTTGATGAAGTGTTTAAGGGTACGGACTTTGTTAAGCTAATGGTGAATCGCCTATTGCTTGAGCAGATGGTGGGTGACTACAAGTTACCCGAAGGCAGTATCGTGTTTGGCACAACGAACTTCGCGACTGATGGGGTGGGGGACAGAACCAATGCCCATACTAACAGCCGAGTAGTTCGTGTGCCAATGCGTAAGTCGACAGGTGATGAGTGGCAATCTTGGGCAATCAACAATGCTATCCATGAGCTTGTTATCACGTGGGCTAAACAGAACCCTGCTATCTTTCATTCGTATAAGGACACAGAGTTTGATGCTAGAGCGCACAAGGACGGGCAAGGGATATTCCATTATATATTCCACCCACAACACAACAACCAGCAGTACGTGTGCCCACGTACCTTAGAGTTAGCTAGCCATCAGATATATAACATGGACACAACAGGCGAAGCATTAATGACCAAGGCACTGATTGGTACGGTAGGTATGAAAGCGGCATTGGATATGAGCGCGATGTTTGCGTTGGGCGGTGACCTACCCACACTAGATGACATCGTGAAGCAACCCGATAACGCGCGAGTACCGAGAAGCGCACCAGCACAGCTGATGCTAGCGTTTAAGTCATTGCAATACCTTAAGGCGGATAACGTGGATGCGTTTGCTACGTATTTCCATCGCTTACCTAAAGAGGTGACGAGTACGTGGATTAAAACCATAGTAGCCACACCATCAGTAAAGAGTATTGCGCTTAATAACCAGCAGATTAAAGCGTTTGCGATAGCTAACGCATGGATACTATGAGCAAGAAACAAATGCTTCCATTCCTAACCGAGTGGCTGATTACACATGGGACTAGCATAGTAGATATAAATAAGTTTGAGACGTTCCCAATGACAATGCTGATAAAGTCAATGCGGCTTGGGTATCTAGTGGACGTATCAGTTGGCCAACCCATGCTGATGAAGCTTACTAAAGAGGGTATAAGATATTTACAGGAGAATCAGAAATGACAACATTAAATGCGGCAATAGTAGAACTAAACGTATCAACGTGGACAGCACGTAAGCTAGACAAAACTGCGTCTAAAGAAGTTAAGGTAAACAAGGGCGCGTTCAGCGATGATGCGGCACGCGTTAACAAGAACCTACTGGCTGGTATGAACAACCTTAAACGTGTGACGGACTTCGTGGCTTTAACGCGCAATGACTTCTATCGTTTGACATTGCCTTGGTCTGACAGCGGGCAACGCTTGGTACCTATGATGCAGTTCTTTGAGTTGAAGCAATGGATTAACGACCAAGAAGCTACGTTCAATCAGCTAGTGGCAGAGTTCCTACGTGACTACCCTACGTTGATTAGTGCGCAAGCCTTCCAGCTGGGTGCGTTGTTTGACCGTAACGAATTCCCCGACGTCGAAGAGATTGCTACTAAGTTTAGGTTCAAGGTGGGCTTCCTACCACTACCAAGCACAGGCGACTTCCGTATCGATGCACCAAATGAAGTAGTAGAGGGCATGCAGAAGGAGTACGAAGCGATGTACAACGAGCGCATTGCACAGGTGAACCAAGACCTATGGATTAGACTGCACGACACGCTTAGACACATGAGCGACAGGCTAGGCTATGATAGTACTGGCAAGGCTAAGATATTCCGTGACAGCATGGTAGAGAATGCTGTAGAATTATGCGACATGCTGAAGCGATTGAACGTAACGAATGACCCTAAGTTGGAGAAGGCTAGGAGTTCATTGGAGTCAGCCTTACTAGGTGTGGATGCCAGCGAGATTAGATTAGAGGGAGCACGTGATGAAATCAAACACAAAGTCGATGTCGTCATCGCTGATTGGTTTTAACTGCCGCGCAGAACTAACTGAATGGTTGATTACGTTTGGTACGCGGTGGGTACAATACCAAGAGGTAAGCACTATGGTTAGATTGTACTACCCCGAACGTGATGGGTACATCGAGCGCAAAATCAACCCCAAGCTAATGCCGGGTGAACACTTACACTTTAGACTGACCGATAAAGGATTGGAGTTTATAAATGAGACAGGATGAATTAACAGCAGAGCAGTTGATTAGCAAAACCAAAGTTGCTATCATGAACGACGACCAATGGAAATGGATGGCTGGTATCGTTATGATGGGTAGCAGTGGGATTGTTGATGGTGACCACAAGGTGCAGACAGCCGCGACCGATGGCTTGAACGAATTGTACCACCGTGACTTTATCGAGGGGCTAACACTGCCGCAGATTAAGTTCATTGTGTTACATGAGAACTTCCATAAGATGTTTAGGCACTTGTTTGTATGGCAGTCACTATGGAAACAATCACCCGAACTAGCCAACATTGCGTGCGATGCGGTGATTAACACCCAGTACCTATACGGCAAGCCCGGCATTGACTTCGTTGAGGGTGGTGTGTACATGCCCCAGTACAGCGACGCCGATGTGTGGAACGTCAAGGCTGTGTACGATGACCTTGCCAAGAACGCTACGGAAGTACCGCAGAGCGGACACGACGACCACGACTGGGAAGAAGCCGACCAAATATCCGAGGAAGAAGCCAAGGACATTGAGGTACAGGTAGACAACGCACTACGTCAAGCCGCGTTAGCTGGTAGTATTGGTGCGAGCATGCCGCGTAGCGTGTCTGCGATGCTAGTGCCCGAGGTGGATTGGAAGACATTGCTTGCTGAGTTCTTTAAGAGTGCGTGTGCGGGTAACGACAAACAAACATGGCGCAGACCACACCGTACTTACGTAGCATATGACTTGTATATCCCAGCACCATACAGCGAGAGCATTGGTCGTGTGTTGATTGCTGGCGATACGTCGGGTTCGATTGATGACGGCTTACTTTCTACGTTCATGGGGTACATGCAACAGCTAGCTAACGAAACACAGCCGAACGGCATAGACATCGCATGGTGGGGTAGTAAGGTAGTAGGTGTGGACAGTTTTGAGCGCGGAGCTATGGATGCACTGGCTAGTGCGGTCAAGCCTGTAGGCGGTGGTGGTACGTCACCATCATGTATAACTGAGTGGATGAAAAAGGAGGAGAAAGATGATTACGTATGTGCAATCGTTATTACCGATGGAGAGTTTTATGGGGATAGTGTTGGGGATTGGGGTGATTTGCCTGTACTTTGGCTTGTTGTTAATAGTCGGCCTGTTCAGCCTATACCTGTCGGACAAACTGTTCAAGTAAGTACACTAACTAATTGAAAGGAACGAGTGACATGTCATGGAACTATCGCGTGGTTAAATTTGAAGGCGCGTTTGACGAGCCTTATTACGAAGTCAAAGAAGTGTATTACAACCGAGACGGCTCGCTGATGGGCTACTGCGATGCGGCAGTAGCAAGCGACACCTTTGAGGGTATC